CCTTTATTGTTATTTGCGTCTGACCTAGTTCCTTACTCAAACCAATATTTTCAATCTCACCATTAAACCTTTCAATATATAAGAAATACTCGCCACTTAAATAGTTTTTAGGAGTATAACTATCATTATCAAATAATAAAGTTATCAGTCCTTTTTCTCCATCACAGGCTGTAATAGTCGCAAATCTACCATGATTGTTAAAAGAAGAGAAAGAAACATACATCTTAGAAAAACGCCCATTAAGGAGAGATATGTCAAGCATAAGTGTGCCGTCAGTTGCGTTATATGCCCTTCTGTGGAGGCTTGCGCCCGCAGTAGGGGAAACCGTAGCGGTAGCAAAAGCCCCTTCGTTTTCAGTCCTTACTTCGCCTCTAAACGCTATGCTTTGCACCCCCGACGACAGCGAGCCGAAAGTAGAAACGATGAGTATTGTATTATCAATCTTTACTTCATCACCTGCATTTAACACTGTTTCTAGGTTATAATCAGTATTAAAATTAAAGTTGTTTGTTGAGTTAGTTGAACTATATGTTGCTTTTAGTGGCTTAAACTCATCTAAGTCTCCTCTATGAATAGTATGTCTTACTCTATATGGAGTAAACTCTTTAATTTTTTTAGGTAAAACTCTTGATGAATCAATAGCAATTGTTTCAGCAAAGCCGCCTTTACCATTAATAGATTCTGTATTGTAGTGTTCATATACATTATACAGTAGATTAGCCTTAGTTGGAGAGAAAGAATAGTGTAAATATCTAGTAGGGCCAGTATAAACTCTAGTAGTTATTAAATCATCACTATCTCTTCTAGCATTAGGAAACATTTTATTATAGTCATTTGTATCAGCAGTAATTGTTCCGCCTTCGTTTATAGTAATAGATGCTGCCTCAGTAACAATATCGTCTAAATCTCTTAATTTATCCGTTAAAGTGACTCTATGTGAATACTTACTGTAATCTATAACTGTTTTTCCAAAGTCTTGCATTGTCCTAAATACAACGGCATTTGTAGTATTAAAAGCACTGGGATTTGTTGTTCCTGCGCTTACTGTTTGCATACAATAGTATTTAGCATTATGGTCTAATTCATCAGGCTTATCTAATAACTCTTTATGAAAGTAAAATAAAGGTTTTGCACAAACAAGAGCACTTTTTAAATCGTTTTTAATACCAAAAGAAACAGCAACTATATCAGTATCGGTTTTTTGATGTCCTTTAAATACTCTAAACTCCGTTCCTTTTGGTATTTCATTTCCTAATTTTGGTTCAAACTCAAAAGCATCCCCTACTACATCTTCTGTTTTTATTTCCGTAATTCTAGCAAAATGATGTTTTTTAGCATCATCCGAATGAATCAATACATAGTAGTGATAAGTAGCGAAATCAGTAGGATTAATTAAAACCCCTTCAGTAGTTAGTGCATTATAGTTTTTTATTCTAAAACCTTTAGTAGTATTTAAATTAGTATCTACGGTTAACCGATTAGCAGTAAGAAAAGCAGGAGTAAATGTAGAAAGATGGTCTTTAGCAATAACTGTATATATTATTGCTGCGCCTCCCCCTGTGCTGCTAGAAATAGATGAATCAGCAAACTTAGGATTTGTGGGTGCGTCTGATTTAGCACTAGAAGGACTTAAATCAACGACCATTATTCATCCACCTCTTCAAATCTTAAGTAAAGCACTGTATCATTAAAATTAGGCATTAAATTATTAATTGCAGAAAAACTACCTGCTCTTTTATTCATAATACTTAATTCGTGTAATTCTCCCATAAATTGTTTATTAGTTGTTGCTGAACCTGCACCCGTAGCACCACCACCAGTAGCCCCTATAAAGAAATCTTCTGCAACCATAGAGAAGTCATCTGTTTTAGTATGTGTTCCAATTTTAATCATCTTTCCATCTAAAAAGATATTAATTTTTTTATTTTCATTATCCCATGAACAAGCAATATGATATGTGTTGTTAATATAAGCCGGCTCTAAAGCGGCTTTGATATATAATTCGCTTGTAGCCGATAAAGAAACAGTTGGAGAAGAAGTCAAAACAATAGTTCTTGGACTATCCGAACTTGCACTTGCTGTATTTATAGTTCCTAAAGAAATAAAATCTTGTCCATCTCTCACAAAGAGTTCTTGTTTATTTCCTCCAAAAAGAAACTTTAAAGCAGTAGCAAATGTTACTGGTATTGTTGCACCTGTATTTGCACCACTAGGTTTTCCGATAAAATGATACTCCATTTTACCTTCATCATTAAATCCAGAAAGACTATATTCTTCGGATGGGTTGGTTTCGCTAGAACTAACATATTTATATCTATATCCTTGATTTGGTAAAATTACAGCATCGGAAGTAAAATACTCCATAGAATTAGAACCCAATTTTATTCCTACTTTAATTTTATATCTAGCGGGGTTATTCTCATTATGTAAAGTATCATTAACTAAACTAATTTGTAAATTAGTGCTAGAAAATATTCTCATTTCATGAGTTAAGCGAGCAGTTCTAGACATATAAAGTTCACTTTCATAATCGCTTTCATCTGTCGCATCATAAATTGATTTAAACAATGCTGGCATTATTTTTTTAGAATCAGTAGTAATATTATTTGTAGAAGTTAATATGTTTGAACTTCGATTTATACTTTGTGCAGGAATTTGGTGTCCACTTACACTATAAGTTCCATAACCATTAATATCATAAGGAGTCAAAACACATTCAAAAGTAAAGTCTTCTTCTAATTCCCAAATCCCATACACTACTTCACTAGTAGGTATGCTATCGGAATAGTCAATGGTTAAAAACGCATTAGACATAATAGGAAAAACTAATGACCTTTGTTTTCCTGTTAAAATTGTATAAGACATTTAAACACCTCAAGGTAATACGGTTGCTGCTACGAACTCTAAAGAAAACTCTACATCTACGCTTTCTGCAGATAAAGTAGCACTAAAGTTTGAAATAAAGCCTTTAATTCCATTATGCCCATCCCAGTCAGAATGGTTGGAAGCAAGAGGAAATACAGAAGGGGCTAAAACATTCTTATTGTCTTTTAACAAAGATGCGCCTCTTGATGTAAATGTAAGAGGTATTTGTTTAATGCTTCCTCTATCAGCATAGTCTTCATCAACTTTTGAGTTAATAAGTATAACTAATTCATTAACTGCTTGATAAGAAGCAAGACCCGTTGAATCTACTGATGAAGCAAGCATTTGAGCAATTTCATGTGCTGTAAAAGTTAAAGTAGTAGGAGTCCCTCCTGTTTTAGTATGAGTCCTTTGAATATTAGTTTCAACTATAAAACCATTTAATGAAATTCTTTTATTAGACATACCTAAATCTAAAGCAACAGTTGTAGATTCTCCTGTTACTAAACCGCTTAAAGGAATAGGTATAGCAGGAATAGTTTTATCTACTGAAATAGAAACGCTATTGACTCTTAATGGTATAGTATCTATACTTGCACTACTACCTGAATGCTTTTGTAATTTCAAATAAACATAATAATCAGTCATAATATCATCTCATTGTATTTGAAGAAGTGCTTCGGTTGATATTTGAACTCACCATTCTTCCGATTTCATCAGCCATTCTTCTCATCTCAGCCTTTGACGAATCTCTAGCATTAACAGTTATATTAAAGTTATTAACAGTGCTTCCACCAACTCTATTTTTACTATTACTATTACTACGAACCTTTGAGCCTCTTGGTAGAGAAACTAATTCTGGGCCTTTTTCACCCACAATTTGCATATCACTTGAAACTGTTCCACCTGTCGCCATAAAAGAAAACTTCTTTTTAGCCCATTTAACTAACATCGCCACACCTTTATAAACAGCAACGAATACTATTAAAGCCAACCAAACAGGCGCACCAAGAATAAAAGAAACAACAACTGCTACAATAGCCAATATCATAGGTATTGACTTGAATATGGCTGTCCAATCGTTTTTGATTTCAGCAAACCAATCTATGATTTTAGTGTATGCTATTTTTGTGAACTCTATAATAATTCCACCTAATATTACCAGTCCTACTCCTAAAATACCCAAAGCAAATCCTAAAAGACCTGTCACTATTTTAAAAACCCCGTCTATAACATCTTCAAAATTACCGCCTTTACCGAAGAAACCATGAAATATCTCCCCAACTCCAGCCATTACTCTCTTAAACATAAAACCAACAACTTTCAGACTTTCTTTTATTGCGGGCCAAG